TACCTCATAGAAACAATGAATGTTTGCTCCTGTTCCAGACTTAACTACAATTCTCTTTCCCCACTCAATTTTATCAACAATTAAGTCTTGGGAATAACCGATCTGTGTCAGGGTGACTGTAATCGATTCTGGATCAATTAATCCGTCCCAATACTCTGGTAATTCAATTATATTTTTGTCTTTAAGTTGTCCTCTTACATAGATTCCAGGTTCTGGGCCTTCTGTAACAATATGCCTGATTCTTTTTTTACTATCCCTTACATGAGGAATGTCAAAGTTGGCAATAAGTTTATTACCCGTTGTTGTTCCGTTAATGGTTCCACTTACGGTCAAATCACTATTAACAGTGAAATTATCAATCTGTGCATTGCCATGGACTAATCTACCACATGCATCATCAGGATAATCAGTGTCATCTGTCCCCGCATATGCAATGTATTGCAAATTGGTTTTCTTAGATCCAGTTATATTACCACCACAACTCTTAGTTGATTCTGGTTGACCAGGTGGTACGAATTCTTCTGCCATTACTTAGTCTCCTTTACGTCATAGTGATATCCAGAGATAGAATACTGATCATTATCTCCTGGGTAGTCTGCTGGAGAGTCTCCTTCATATTCAGAAATGAGTCTCTCACCATCTGCACGAGTTCCGAACACATGGTAGTAACAATCGATGGGTAGTCCTCCATTTGATTGTAAGTGAATCTTGTTCTCTCCGATTCTCTTTACGATAATATGTTGATGAGCACCAATCGGTGTTAAGTTTACCGTGATTGTTGTTGGGTCAACCAATTTTTCCCAATATCCAGGGAGAACAATCTCAGTTTTATTTTTTACACGACCTCTAAAGTATACATCATTCGATGGACCTTCAGGACAGGTATGTCTCAGACGATATCCTTCTCGTGTTGGGTGAGGAATATCAAAGTTCTTTTTAGCAGACAGAATGTGGCCACCACAGCGAGACATCACTTCGCCTTGTGCTACAACGTTTCCTTTAACATTGGAGTTGCCAGAAACGAAAAGGTCTGCCTGAACTGCTGTGTTTCCTTTTACATACAGTGACAAATTACTAGCAACAGAACCACAGATAGCCCCGGTAACAGAACCTTTTGGGCCAGCATCCACTCTAGGACCAATCATTACTGTAGCAGGTGGTGGAAATGTAAATCCAGTGCTACCCACATTCAATGGACCTTGAATGTAAGAAGATCCAATAATTTTTTGTGGTCCAATACCTAATGCTGTTGGTATGACATTCTCTGGACAGACTAATAGTTGCCCATCATAGATATGTCCTTCATCAAACTGAAATGCCATGATACTCCTACTTTATTTGTCCTGGTTTTTTCTTTGGATTGGTCGCACAAGAGACACCATTAATTATAGGGGATATAAGTTGTGTCCCTAACTTACCATTTATAGTCAAAACTCCTGTCGTAAGAAGTTTGAGTGACTGTTTTGCATCAAGGGTGATGTTTTTTGAGTCAAGTTTGATCGATTGATTTCCCTCAACCCAGACTACACCCTCTGGATCTTGTCCAGTAGCAACAATCTCTACATCGGTGCCTTCGATGCGAACTTTTCCATCTCTGGCTCTTAGTATTATATCACCATTTTCTGCATTTATAAAGACAGCATTCTGACCCTTGCTTAAATCCTCACCTGAGTTTATTTGTGTTGCTCCTGGAGAGTTCATAGTGGTCCAACCCTCACGGACACCATCCTCTGTCAAATCAACAAAATGCCTACCATCAAGTCCCTTGAGTTCAATACTAGACGTGACAGATTTGTCCTTGCTGATACCTCCAAAGGAGATAGCACCATTCATCGCTCCAATAACTTGTGTCCAAAAATTTCTCTTTTCTGCCATGACTTAAAGGATTGTCCTAATATTTATTAGTAACCCCCATAGCCTCCACCGCTAGATGGTGGTGAAGGTGGGGGTGATGGTGAAGGTGATGGGGCAGGAGCGGGTGTAGATGTAGTAGTAGTTGTTCTCGATGGTGCTGATTGTCTAGTCCCTGTTGATCTGGTTACAGTTGAAGTTGCTGTTGTTTGTTCTGCAGTTTGAACCTCCTCTGCTGTGGTTTCTGTAGGAGTAATTGTAGTTATGACTCTTTCGGCAACACCTGTGACACTCTCTTGAAGTGTGTCATAAACTCTCACACCAGTATTTCTAACTCCAGCATATTTTACGCCATTGTCAAAGAATACATTACCATAATAAGGTTTACCGTCAAGATATCCATTGATTTGTAGACCAACAAGGTCATAGACCTGAACAACTTCTCCTGGGCCTGCAACTTCAGGAACCAGTGGATCACGAATAACCTCAAACACTGGAATGAATTGTGCATTTACACCTGTCTCGGTGTCCATAAAAATTGTTGGAAGACTTGTATAATTTCCTCCAGTGTTGACCTTTACAGAATTAATTTTTCCAAATGGATTACAGTCATATGTCAGAGTTGTTCCATTCTTAGGTTCAATCACTATCTGATCCACACCACAGTTGTGATTGATGCCAGGATTTGTGACGATAACATCTGTTAATTTAATCAATGCAGGATATTGAGGCACCGTTTGTCCTGGTGGAAGATATCCTGTCCCACTATCACGAACTAAAACACGACGAACTCTACCAGTGTTTTTTCCTGCCGAATTGAATAAAAGTTCCGTCTCTAATACCGCACCACTTCCATTGTTACATGGGTCAATAACTTGAATCCTTGGTGGACTTGTGTATCCATATCCACCATCAATGATATCAACAGCAATAATATTACCCTCTAGGTCAATGATTGGATTTGCTTTTGCTCCAATTCCACCACCACCAAAAAAGTTAAGTGTTGGAGGTCCACATGGTTTTGGAGAAACATCACAAGGATCCTTCCTTTTTAAATCATTAGTGGTGAGAGCATTGACATCAGTAATTGAAAGATATTTTACTTCATTATCACCATTGACAAACACAAATGTAGTCCCTGGAGACATTTTCTCATAATTATTTGCCTCTTCAATAGTAAGCCCCTGAACATATCCGTCAAACTGACTGATATATCCAACTTTTATATTATCTCTTGATGGTGGTTGTATCGGCATTATGTTCCTCTCGATGTAATCGTTCCAATGGTATTTCCTTGTTCATCAATAATTCTACCTTCTCTCACTGCTTGTCTTTCAGCATCAGTAATAGGTTTATCTAAATCATCTCCAATGTCATCTATCTCTGGTGTTGGTGCTGGGTTTTCTGCTTGTGCAGCTGCATTATCAGCAACTTGATTTGGATTTGGTTTTTCAACCCCAGGTTTACCACTGCCTCCCTCTTGCAATGTATACGTATCATTTGGAGAACACATCGGTTTTGGATCACAATCAAAGAATTGTGTGATCGATGAAATAAATCCAAGCGATGCTGCAATATCAAAGTTCATTCCACCTAAACCACCAAGTCCTCCAGCAAGACCAGAAAGAGCTCCTCCACCAGTGATTGCTCCAAGTATTGCAGGGTTTGCTCCAGCAAGAGGTCCTAGAATTCCAACGAGTGAATTAAGATCTCCAGACTCAATAGCAGAGAATGCCTGTCCAAAAGATGCTACTTGGGGACCAAAGAGTGATGTGATACCACCAACAACATCTCCACCATTGAGAATATCAGTGGCAGTAGAAACTATTGCAGGATCAACTCCTGCCAGACCAGCAAGAGATGAAAGACCACCAACAACATCACCAGTTTGCAGCGCAGATGTTACGCCACCGATCAATCCAGGATCAACACCTAGTTGTTGTGCTAAAGCAGTTGATAATCCTCCAACTAAACCACCAGATGCAAGTGCGGCTGCAACAGCAGGAACTGTGATGCCATTAGCAGAGGTAGTTGCTTGAGGAGGTGATCCTGCTGCCTGAGTTCCTGCAGCAGAACCTGCACCAGCTAAGGAGGTTGAAACTCTGTTAATCATCGGTGCTATCGCAGTATCAACCGATGCCATGATGGTGCCAAGAGTTGATCCTAAAACTTCACCAACTAGTTCTTCAGTAGAACAGATTGGGTTTGGTGTGTAGTATCCTTCAGGTGGAAGTGGTGGAACATTGAAACTAGGATCAAATTCTGATACAGTTCCAACTTGAGGTGCTGTAGAGTTTACCTCAGTGGTGGGAGTTGTAGTATCGTTTGGTGCTGATGAAGGGGTAGATCCAACTGAAGGTGATGAATTTGCTTTTCTGCCAAGAATATTGAGAAGTGCTCCTAAGATCGTTCCAGCCAGTCCACCAACGATACCATTGAAAGCACAGCACAATGCCTCAAAACCTTTTACCAAATCATCTAAAAGTTGAATGCGAACTGTTGGTGGTGAAATCTTTAGGAGAGGTTGTGCAATATTATTAACTTGTTCCGTTACAAAGTTCTGAACCTTACCAAAAATTTTCTTCATGTGCTTTGACATTTCTGCCGCTGCATCACTTAGAATTTCATTAATTTCTTTAAATGCACCTTTGATTGGTAAAGAAACAGCACTTGTATATTTCTGCAGTGCTTTCTGAGCATCCTGCATTTTTTCAGTCATGTTTTCAATGACTGTTTGAATAGCAGTCATCTCTGAACTCTGCTCTGGATCGGGACATGCCAGAGCGTGCTTTCTCTTCAGAACTTTTTCTTTCTTATTATCCTCTGCTGTTTCTATATGAACAGCATCAGCAGATTCTCCTGTCGGCAATGTACCAGACGAAGGTTCCTCAGATGGTAACTGAGTATCAGGAACTTTCTTTGTGGTGTCTTTATCTGCCCCCTTTGAATAATGACTCTGTGGAGTAAAGTTTTGTCCGTCCGTAGATGCTTTAGTTTCCTGCTCCTTCTGCCATCTTTTTAATGCTTTTTGATAAGATTTGGCTCCAGATCTTGTGTTTGGAAAATTATCCCTGCTAGGT